CTGGGCTGAGACCCCGGTCCGTGAGTTCGATCCTCACCGTCTCCGTCAAACGATTGCCACAGTAACCTCAAGCGCCCCATCATCAAGCACGCGCGCCACGCACTCAACCGGGCCGGCCGGCATCAACAGGCCAAGCGATCCCATCGCTACCTCTACCAAGTCAGCCATACGCCTATCGCAGAACAGATCGACAACGCAGTCATCTTCATGAAGCACTGCGACCGAACCGCGCACCACAATTCGCGCATCGGAAACACGGTCCACACCGTTACCAAAATGCCTCACCACAAACACAACAGCACAGCCTGTATCGCTGAACCAATTTTCCCCGCGTTTCCGCGATAAAGCACCATGCTGTCATCGTGATTCGCTTGTGCTACCATTGGTCCGAAAATCATACCGAATGGCAACAAACATTTAACAGATGTGGGTTGCGTAATACGCATAGGGACTAAGCCGTGAGCGAGAAGGCCGACAAGTCAGCCGCCAAGGAAGCAAAGAACGTCGATTGGGAACTGATCGAGCGGGACTACCGCGCCGGCGTTCTGTCTGTGCGAGAGATCGCTGCATCTCAGGGCATCTCTCACGCCGCCATCAACAAGCGGGCCAAACGCGACGGATGGGAGCGCGACCTGCAAGCGAGGATACAGGCAAAGGCCGATGCGCTGGTTTCCAAGCGCGAGGTTTCCAAGTTGGTTACCACGGAGCGTCTGGTAACCGAAAAGGCCATCGTTGAAGGCAATGCCATGCGGATTGCCGATGTTCGCATGTCCCACCGCAGTGATATCGCCCGCATGCGTCGCCTCGTCATCAGCATGCTGGAAGAGCTTGAGATCGAGACTGCCGATATCAGCCTGTTTAAAGAGTTGGGCGACCTGCTGCGCTCCGAGGACGATAAGGGACAAGACAAGCGCAACGACCTGTATCAGAAGGTAATCTCCAGTTCACAGCGTATCGACAGCATGAAGAAGTTGGCCGAGACGCTGAAAATCCTCATCACCGTTGAACGCGAGGCTTACGGCATCACCGATGGCGGCGAGAAGGAGGACGACGCCAAGGTAATCAACGCCCGCTACGTTATCGTGCCTCAAAAGCAAGTTGCTGTAGTCGAGACGCGCCAGTTGGCGAAGGTTGACTGATGGAAATGTTGGCCGCTGATCCGCGAGCGGATGCTCTTTGGGCGCCGACTGAGCGCCAAGAGGCATTTCTCGCGTGCGATGACTTCGAGGTGTTGTACGGCGGCGCGGCCGGCGGCGGCAAGAGCGACGCGCTGCTGATCGATGCGCTGTGCTTGCAGCACGATGGGCCGAACAACTCGCACCACCGCGCCGTGCTGTTCCGCCGCTCGTTCCCTGAGTTGCGCGACCTGATTGACCGCTCGCTGGAAATCTATCCGCTGATCGATCCTGGCGCTGAGTACAACAAGACTGAGAAGGTCTGGACGTTTCCGAGCGGTGCCAAGGTGGAGTTCGGCTACCTGCAAAACGACGCCGACCGTCTTAAGTATCGTGGCCGCGCGTGGAACTACATCGGCTTTGATGAGCTCACGCTGTGGGCAACCAACGTCTGCTATCTGTACCTGTTCTCGCGCTGCCGATCGACCGACAAGAGCCTGCCGCGCTACATCCGCGCCACGACCAACCCAGACGGGCCCGGCCAGAAGTGGGTTATGCAGCGCTGGGGCATTCAGGAGGACGGCAAGGAAACCAACCTGCCGGTGGATGTGGTTGACGATGAAATGGGCGTGGTGACGACGCTACGCCGCCGCTTCATCCCCGCGCGCCTGAGCGACAACCCGCACCTGTCGGCTACCGGCTACCGCGAGGCGCTGCTCCAACTTGAACCAGAAGAACGCGAGGCGCTGCTCAAAGGTCTGTGGAAAGGCAGTCGCGTCAAGGGCGCCTACTACCTCAACGAGATGCAGAAGCTGCGCGCCGCCGGCCGCATCCGCCGCGTTCCGTATCAACCGGGCGTGCCGGTCAACACGTACTGGGACTTGGGCTTCAACGATACCACGGCAATCTGGTTTCACCAGTACGTCGCTGGCGAGCACCGCTTCATCCACGCATACGAGAACAGCGGAGAGAGCCTTGACCACTATGCGCAGTACCTGCTGGCGCGCGGCTACACCTACGGCGGCGTTCACCGGCTACCGCACGATGCAGCCAACAAGAGCCTACAAACCGGCAAGAGCGCGGAAGAGATCCTGCGCGAACTGCTGCCAGGCCATCGCTTTGAGATCGTGCCCCGCGTCGAGGCAGTGCTCACCGGCATCCAGCAGACCCGCATGAAGATGGCCGGCAACGTCTTCATTGATGAAGTCGAGTGCGCAGACGGCATTGCAGCGCTCGACAACTACCGCAAGAAGTACAACGAGAAGCAGGACGTTTTCACCGATGTTCCATTGCACGACCGCTATTCTAATTATGCCGACGCGTTCAGGCAGTGGGGCCAGTCGGACAATGCAGTAACCGGAGTGAGCAACAAGCGCACGCGCAGAAGCTGGCGCGCGGCATGATTTGCAGGATTAGGCAAGAACCACCGGTGTTTTCCCGAATTTTTTGAGACAAAACAGCCGAGTCCAATAGGATTAGGCAAGAAAGGACAGCATGAACAACGCAGAACGCCGCCCGGCAATCGATTTGAGCCGGACGCATTTCAAACGCGAGCTTGGCGACCTAGCAATCGCAGGAACCTGGCTGTGGAATGACGATCAAGAGACAGAAGAGCCCTGCCTAGTGGTCACGTCGCGCTACCGCATCAAAGGCTTCAAACCTTTCGTTGTGGCACTAAGTGCTGCTTACAAGTACAATGAGCCCGGTTATCTGGCTGCTGTTGCGGCCGAACTGGCAAAGACCTTGGGCAGCGATAGCATCATGACTGCGCACAAGGTTGCAACGCTGATTGCCGACCACCTGCACGACCTGATTACCATGCCGCCGAACCCGACGACTGCAATTGTCGTTGCTGACGCGACAATCAGTGATGGGCGCCGCAGCACGTCGGCAGAGATTGTTGAGCACGTACCGCTGCGCCAGTCGTAATACTCACCTGCTGGGGAAGAAATGGACCTTCAAGACAAAACGATGACGCGGCTGAAGAAGGATGACCGCGTTGAGCGCATGAACGCCGACGAGGGCATGCTTGATCTGGACGACGACCACGAAGGCGGCGAGTCCGAGAAAGATCAGTTGCATGAGCGGCACTGCATGCTGGTGTCCAAGTATCGTTATGAACTTGAGGTCCAGTCCGACAACCGCGCTGAGATGGCCAAGGACGAGGACTACTACGACAACATCCAGTTCACGCTTGAGCAGATCAAGGAACTAGAGGATCGCGGCCAAGCGCCAATCTCCTACAACGTCATCTCGCAGACCGTGAACTGGGTGATCGGATCCGAGAAGCGAGGACGCACGGATTTCAAGATCCTTCCGCGCACGAAGGAGGACGCCAAGCCAGCCGAGGTCAAGACCAAGTATTTCAAGTACGTCTCCGACATGAACCGGACCAACTTCAACCGCTCGCGCAGCTTTGAAGATACGGTCAAGGTCGGCGTGGGCTGGATCGAAACCAGCGTGCCGGACGAAGAGGACGACGAGCCAACGGGCGACCGCTACGAGTCGTGGCGCAATATGCTGTGGGACAGCGCCAGCACGGCGATGGACACAAGCGACATGCGCTACCAGTTCCGCAGCAAGTGGGTTGATCTGGACGTGGCCATTGCCATGTTCCCGCACTGCAAGGAAAAGCTGATCGATTCCGTATCCACCATCAGCACGTTCGGCTCGTCCACGATGCTGGACGGCGATGATGCGATGGACGGCGCCGAGCAGGACCGCGAACTGTTTGGTGGCACCGGCCCGATCTACCAGTACAAGCGTGACCGCGTGCGCCTGATCGAAGCGTGGTATCGCGTGCCGGAGGAAGTGACCAAGATCAAGGGCGGGCGCTTCAAAGGCGACATCTACGACGAGAACGACCCGCGCCACGCCGAGGCAATCCAGACTGGCAATGGACGGCTGTACAAGAAGGTCATCATGCGCACACGCGTCATGTTCATGACCATCAATCACCCGCTGTACGATGACGTTTCGCCATTCCGCCACAACCGCCTGAAGTTCATCCCTATCTGGGGCTATCGCAGGGGCCGCGACAACTTACCATACGGCATCATCCGTGGTCTGCGCGACATTCAGGACGATATCAACAAGCGTGCGTCGAAGGCGCTGCATATCCTGTCGTCCAACAAGATCATGATGGAAGAGGGCGTGCTGCCTGACGACGTGACGATTGACGACTTCGCCGACGAGTTCGCGCGGCCGGACTCGATCAGCGTGTTCCGCAATGGCACACTGGCTAGTGGTAAGGTCATCACCAACGTAGACCGAGAACTGGCTCCGGCGCACCTCGACCTGATGAGCCGCAACATCAGCATGATCCAGCAGGTGGGCGGCGTGACCGATGAACTACTCGGCCGCTCGACCAATGCAGTATCGGGCGTGGCGGTACAGAAGCGCCAAGATCAGGGCAGTGTGGCCACCAACAAGCTGTTCGATAACTTGCGTTTCGCGGTGCAGCAGCACGGCGAGATCACGCTCAGCCTGATTGAACAGTTCGTGACGGAAGAGAAACAGTTCCGCATCACCAACGAGCGAGGAACGCCGCAATACATCACGCTGAACGACGGCCTGCCCGAGAACGATATCGCGCGCGCCAAGGCCGACTTCGTTATCAGTGAGGCCGACTGGCGGGCAACCATGCGCCAAGCAGCGCTTGAGCAGTTGTTTGAATTGCTAGGCAAACTTCCGCCTCAGATTTCCATGGTCATGCTGGATCTTGTCGTTGACCAGATGGACATCGAGAACCGAGAAGAGATCGCCAAACGCATCCGCGATGTCAATGGCATGCGCGATCCTGATGCGACCGAGCCAACGCCGGAAGAGATGGCCAAGGCCCAGGCACAGCAGAAGCAGCAGCAGGCTCAGGAAGCCATGTTCATGGCAGAACTGCAAGGCAAGCAGGCCGATGCAGCGAAGAAGTCGGCAGAGGCAGACAAGGCAGCCGCAGGCGTCAAGCTGATCGAAGCGCAGACCGTTCAGGCCAATATGATGGGCGCGCAGGCTGCAATGACCGCAGCAACGGCCGTCATCACCATGCCAGCCACGGCCAAGGTAGCTGACAACCTGCTGCTGGAAGGCGGATGGGGAGGCGGCACGCCAGTTCCACCGGCCGGCCTGCCACCAGCCGCACAAGGAATTCCACAGCAGCAACCACAGCAACAACCTCCGGCAGCACCAATGCCGCCGCAGGGACAACCACAACCACCGCAAGGAGCTTGATCAATGAGCACTGAATACGAAGGCATGGGCCTGACGGCCGAGGAAATCGCAGCGCTGCAAGAGCCGGACGGCGACACCAGCGCCACGCAGGGCGAACTGGAAGCGCAGGAAGAGTCCAAGCCAGATGACAAACAAACTGCCGCTGCGGCAAAGACCGAAGGGGAAGACGACGATGACGAAGCACCAAAGGGCGATGACGCTGGCGCTGCTGCTGCCGCTGACGATACTGCAACCGCTGCTGCACCAGCCGCTGAAGACAAGCCTGCCGACGCCAAGCCTGACGCGAAAGCAGAGGCGAGCGCAGCGCCACAGCAAGCCCCAATTCTAGTAGCCACGGCGCCGGCTGATGCCGAGGCAAAGCTGGCCGAGATCGCATCCAAGCGCGCCGACCTGCGAAAGCAGTATGACGCAGGCGACATAACCTTTGACGAGTACGACAGTCAGAAGGACGTTCTTGCCAAGGACGAGCGGGCCATCGAGCGCGCGCTGGACAAGGCGCAGATTGCTGCCGACCTGAACGAACAGCAGCGCCGCAACGAATGGCAGAGCCAGTGCGATGCCTTCCTGACTGCGCATCCTGAGTACGACGGCGGCAAGGGCGAGCGCTTCGACCAGATGAACGGCGTGCTGAAGGCTATCGCCGTGGTTCCAGAGAACGCAAACAAGACTGGCCCGCAACTGCTGGAGATGGCGCACAAGATCACGCTGGTGATGCGCGGCGAGGAAGTGCCAGCCGGCAAGGGCGACAAACCAGCGGCGCCAGCAGCCAAACGTGCCGAGGTGCCAAAGCCAAACCTCCCGCCTGATCTGGGCAAGATGCCGGCCGCAAGCGGAAACGATCCAGGCGAAGGCAAGTGGGCAAGCCTTGACCGCCTGCAAGCCACCAATCCAGAGGGGTACGAAGCCGCACTGGCCAAGATGAGCGACTCCGAACGGGAAGCATATCTGGCAGATTAGTCGCCAGAAACGTTCAATTCTGCATTAAAATACCGCCAACCAACAACGATACAACCATATGCTCAAAATTGAATTGAGGCCAGGCGAAGCAATCACGGTTGGCGGCGCCACAATCACGCTTGAATCGAAGTCAGGACAAGTTGCCCG